AGCGCTAGCGTATCAATCGAGTTTTGCGGCTGCCGCCGGAGAACTTGCAGCAGCAAATGGATTGCCATTTCTGGATGTTTTTGGGCGCTTTGGGTCGCAGGAATCTATTTCCAGCTTGTATACCGACAACATCCACCCGAACGGAGCCGGTTACGCAGATATGATTTCCCCGTTGTACAACTTGATTACGCAGCTTTAACCCGCCCCGCGCGGGCTTCTTCATTTCTGGACTGACGATTAACCGCAACCCAAGCCCGCTTCGGCGGGTTTTTTCATTTCTGGACTGACGATGCTCACCCAAGAAGATTTCAAAACCCCGACGTGGCAGCGCATGCGCGAGCACGTTGAGGTGCGGCTCAACCAGCTGCGCCAGATCAACGACCAGAACCACGACATGGAAAAGACCGCGAGCATTCGCGGTGCAATCGCAGAACTCAAAGGACTGCTGGCCTTGGACAAGTCCAAGCCCGGCGTTTAACCGGATAGCCACGGCAAGACCGTCGATATCCACCCGCAACCGACCCGCCCATGAGGCGGGTTTTTTTATGGACGAACGAAATGGATCAGAACCAGATACCCGACGACAGCGCAGCAGAAGATGCCGCCTTTGCTGCCGGCTTTGCGTCAGTTGCTGGCGGCGAGCAGCCCCCGGCAGCGCGCAGCGAACCCGGCACGGCAGATGCGCAGGCAGATGACGCGGACGCCAGCCATGACGATGCACCAACCCCCGACGCAGACACCGATACCACTGCAGCGCCAGCCGCCGATAAGGCCGCTGATGCGCCCGCTGATGAGTTGGCCGGGCTGCCGGAATCGGTGCGCGCCAAGCTGGCCAGCTTTGATCAGGTGATGGCGCGACTGCGCAACGTGGAAGGCCACGTTGGCGGGATTAACTCGCAACTCAAGCAAATCGCCAGCAAGCCGGTGCCGCAAGCGCCCGCTGCATCGGACACCCCTGCACCGCAGGGCATGACCGGCGAGAAGTGGAAGAGGTTGCAGGAGGATTTCCCGGAAGTGGCCGACGCCCTGGCCGAGCAGTTGCAGCAGGTGCGCCAGCCCGGCGCGCAGACCGGCGTGAGCCTGCAGGACGTGGAAACGCGCATCGAGCAGGCACGGCGAGATGTGCAATACGAGCTGATCGAAGAGCGGCACCCAAGCTGGCAGTCGGCGTTGCAATCGCCCGATGGCCAGGCATGGCTGCAAACGCTGTCGCCCAGCGAGCAGAGCGACTTTCTCAATACCGAGCGCGCCAACGTCGTCAACAGTTATCTGGATCGATTCAAAGCCCACCGCGAGCAAATCGGCGCAGCCATGCAAACCCGGCAGAGCCGCGAGCGCATTGCGCGTGATGCTGTCGCGCCAACCGGTGGGGCCAAGGCCGGCGGCGCACGCCGCAATGAGCCAACCGAAGATGACGCATTTCTGGCCGGATTCCGCCAAGTACGCGGCGGCTGACCAATCAAAAACACACGAAAAAGGACATAGGACATGGCTACTCAAGCCCTGAATACCGCTGCCCAGCGAATTGGCAAATACAATGGCCAAATCATGGCGCATGCAATGCCGGTTGAAGTTGCCGGCCGTTTTGGCGTTAAGCGCCAGATCCCGAAAAACAACGGCGATACCGTGATTTTCCGTCGCTGGTTGCCGCATGGCGCGACCGCTGGCGCACCGAACATCTGGAACGTTGACCCGGCCAAGCACACCATTCAGGAAGGCGTGACCCCGACTGCGGACACCGTGAAGCATCAGGACGTGCAGGCCACGCTGCAGGAATACGGCGTCGTGTATCGCTACACCAACCGCGTGGCAGACCTGTACGAGGATGATGTACCGGCTGAAATCGTACAGCTGGCCGGCGAGCGCATGGGCCTGGTTACCGAGCTGGTGCGATTGGGCAAGCTGCGTGCGTGTACCAACGTGTTTTATCCGGGCGGCGTGGCTTCGCGCTCGCTGGTGGCAAGCAAGATTTCGCCGGCACTGCTGCGCAAGATTGCCCGCTCGCTGAACAGCAACCTGGCACGCAAGATCACCAACGTGCTGGACGCCAGCCCGAATTCCAACACATACCCGATTGAAGCGGCGTATGTGGTGCTGTGCCATTCGGACGTGGAGGCTGATCTGCGCACCGAGTTGCCGGGCTTCTCGCATGTCAGCGAGTACGGCCAGCGCAAAACGGTGCATGAAAACGAGCTGGGTTCGTGGGAGCAGTTCCGCTTTATCTGCACCCCGCACATGCCGACCTACACCGGTCAGGGCGCAGCGGTGGGCGCAACCGGCTTGGTGGGCACCACCAATATCGACGTTTACCCGTTGATCGTGTTGTCGCAAGAGGCGTTTGGCGATGTGGCGCTGCGCGGCAAGGATGCTTACACCGTCGGCCATATCCCGGCATCTGCCAAATCCAAGGATGACCCGCTGGGCCAGCGCGGCGTGATTTCTGCATCGGCTTATTTCACCGCCGTGTTGCTCAATGAGCTGCAGATGGCGGTGGCTGAAGTCGGCGTGACCGCGCTGTAATAACCAATCAGGCGGCTGGCTGATGCTGGCCGCCGCATAAACAAAAGGACACAAAGCGATGGATACCATCAATCAACCGTTCGCCGCATCGATGTGTACCGGCGTTGCCGGCCTGACGCTGACTGCTGCAGCAACAACTTATTCGACAACCACTGCAATCGCCTTCAGCAACAAGGGCGTGGCGTATGCCAAGGGTGTGATTTCCGCGACCGCGACCCCGACCACTGACGCGCTGACCGGCGTGGCATTCAAGGGCATTACCAAGGGCCAGGCCACGGTGCTGGTGTGGTGTCTGGATGTCGCCGGCACCGTCAAGGTGGCACAGGGCAGCATCGGCCTGACCGACGCGGCCGGCAATGTGGTGGATGCGGGCTTGCAGTTCCCGGCTATCCCCGACGAGCTGACCCCGTTTGGCTATTCGGTGCACCGGGCCGCCTCGACGGTGGTAGGCACCTGGACGCCATCCAGCAGCAACTGGGACGCCACCGGCATGGCCAAAACGGCGTATAACGTGTTCACGTTGCCGGATCGTCCAGCCACCGTTTAATCCTCTCGCATTCATCTGCAACAAAGGGCGCTTCGGCGCCCTTTCTACTTTTTGGGGCAAGACATGACCACTCGCAAGACAGCGATTAACTCCGACGACCTGATGACGCAGCGCCCGCGTGCCATGCGTATTGATGAGGTTGACACTCTGATGGGCGATGACGCGCAGAACATCGTGATGCCGTCGATGTTTCAGGATGTACCCGAGTACGAAAAATTCATGAACGACTATCTGGAGATCGTTGTGGCCGCATCGAGCGACAAAAACGCGCCGCCGATGGTGCCGGTTGGCGTCAATGGCCGGCAGGTTTGGTTGCCGCGCGGCCAAAATGTGGAAGTGCGCCGCTATTTTGTAGAGCGTTTGCTGCGCGCCCAGCCGCGTGATTTCAAGACCGTGAACGATCAGGACTTCGGCGCAGAAACCGCCACCCGCATTGCTGAAAGCATCGGCACATCGTACCCGATCAGCATCATCAACGATCCCGATCCGCGTGGCCGCGATTGGGCAAACATGGTTAGCTTGCAAGCGTGTTGAGGGGGGGTGAATCATGAGCCTTAGCAACACCACCGAAAACGCAGCCCTGAAGATGTTTTTGCAGGGCACCGACCCATCGTATCGCGTGGGCGCCACACAGTATCTGGCGCTGTTTACCGCAGACCCGACCGAATCTGGCAGCGTGGCGAATGAGGCCAACTACACCGGCTATGCCCGCGTGGCGCTGACCAAGGCGACCGCATGGACGGACGGCGGCAGCACCTTCAGCAACGCCGCGTTGATCCAGTTCGGCGCATGCACTGCGGGCAGCAACACGGTTACACATTTTGCCGTAGTGGACACCGCATCTGGCGCGGTGGCGATGATGATTTCTGGCGCGCTGAGTGCATCGCTCAACGTGTCGGCCGGCATTCAGCCGCAGTTCGCAGCAGCGGCCCTCACGATCACGGCTGATTGATATGCAGGAGGTGATCCGTGTCGTTTCTTAATCACCGCGAAATCATCCGGGCGGTGGAGCTGGGCCGCATGCACTTGCAGTTTATCCACAAAACCAGCACGCCCACGCCGGGCGCCAGTCGCTGGGCTGATTGTTCGATGGGTGCCGGCACGCCGATCTACAACGCCTATGTTGGCGGCCAGCTGGAGTCAACGCAGCTGATTGGGCAAAAAAATCAGGGCATCTACACCGGCCCCACGCCAGCAGCAGGGCAGGCTAAATATCTGGCTCAGATATCTCTGGCATCGCCGCAGACATCCAACGGCGCGCCGTACACGGTGCAGGTGTGCGATTACCTGATGTTCTACCCTCTTGTGGATGGCGACAGCACCGACCAGCAGGATATGGAAAACCTCACCAGCCTGCCGCGCTACACCAGCGGGGCGGGCGTGCAGCTGATGCTGGTATGCACCACGCCAATGACGGCGTCGGGTGACATCCAGATCAACGTGACCACGGCGGACGACGTGGACGTGACGCTGACAACCAGCACCACGGTGTCTGGTACGGTTGGCGTAGTCGTCAACACTGCCGCCAGCAACACGGCGATATCGTCGACCGCGTTTGTGCCGCTCGGGCCGCATCGCGGCATCAAGCGCGTCAACTGGATCACCAATCAGGCCGCGCTCGGCGGGTTCTACTGCGCGGCGTTGGTCAAGCCGCTGACATCGATGATGCTGCGCGAGCCGCTGACGATGACAGAGCAGAGCCTTGTGATGCACAAGGCCAGCCTGCCGCGTGTTTTCGACGGCGCTTATATCAATTTTCTGCTGCAGGCATCGGCCGCCGGCACCGGTAACCCCGGTGCGATTCGCGGCGAATTCGATTTCATTTGGGGGTAGACATGGCTTTTTCTTCGCTCGACGATCTGGTAAACAAGATGAGCAACGGCCAGACCACCGGCCAAGTGGTTTTTAACAAACTGGTGCCAGCGGCGCACACCGCTGGCCGCTGGTACGATTTCAGCGGCCTGGGCGGCACGCCGATTGCCAACGCATGGGCCGGTACCGCGCTCAACTGGCGCACCTGTGACGAGACAACCGGCAACGGCACGCAGATTTTCGGAATCCCGCACGGCGGCAACGTGGCAGCAGCCACCAAACACATTGTCAACGCCATGGCGGTGACGCCCGGCGTGGTGCCGGGGGTGCTGATGCTGGTGGACATGCAGGGCTATTACCCTGGCATTTCGCTCAATTCGGCCACGGCTCAAACGCTGGTTGGCACGCCCACGCTGCGCTACACCAACGGCGTTGGAGTGCGCGCATGTCTGATCACCACCGTGGCATCTGGCGCTACGGCGCACAACATCGCCTACGGCTACACCAATTCGGCAGGCGCTTCTGGCAAAACCAACCCGGTAACGGTGGCGGGCACTGCATCGGCGATTGTGTCGCATCTCACTCACTCTGGCACGGCGGCCAACAACTACGGGCCTTTCCTGCCGCTGGCGTCGGGCGATTCCGGCATCCGGTCGGTGCAGTCGGTTACGTTGTCGGCAGCCTCTGGCGCTGGCACTGCGGCGCTGGCGCTGGTGCGGCCTATCGCCATGATGCCGCTGACCACCGCAGGCGTGGCGGTAGAGCGGGATTTTGTAAACCAATTCCCGAGCCTGCCGCGCATCATCGATGGCGCGTGCCTGACGTGGCTGTACTTCGCTGGAGGCACCACGGCCGCAAACACCAACTTTTACGGCAGCATCGAAGCGGTCTGGAGCTGACCATGGCCTTGTTGCGCAACGGCACCGTGCTCAATCAGTACCCGCTGCGCCAGATGGGCGGCGGCGTGGCGGCTGATATCAGTATGTTCAACCGGGCTGACCGGCGGAACATTTACAGCGGCATCACGGATAACAAGTCAGGCATCCCCAACGGACATGGCACGCCGTCTGCATGGTTGTTGCCGCTCAAGCCGGGCGGTATGTCGTCGGTCAATTACACCTACGCCACAGTGGCGGCCAGCGCATCCGGCACAATGGGCGCGCCCATAACGGCATCATCGCTGCTGACACTGCTGGCCGATGCCACGGGCGGGCTGATCACATCCGGACAGGGCGCGGCTACGCTGTCGCTGCTGCTGGCCGATGCGCTGCTCACGGCATCGCTATCGGGTGATGGCGCGGCATCGATGCTGTTATCGGGCGCTGCCCTGCTTGGCGCTCAAGCCAATATCGAGGCCACCGCGCAAGCGGCGCTGACAGCGGCGCTGCAGGCGTATGCCATCGGCCACATGGCCGGCGATACCATCGACGACGGGGTATTGACGGCACAGGCCATCGCCCAGGCTGTTGGCGACCGAATCATCGAAGCCGGGCTGAGTGCTGACGACGTGGCGCGGCTGCTGCTGGCATTTGCGGCGGGCAATGCCACCGGGCTGGATGGCGCTGATCCGAAGTTTTACGCGCGGGACGGCGCAACAGTGCGGATTGACGGCAGCTACAGCAGCGGCAACAGAACAATCGACAGCATCAACGGGGGCTAGTCATGCGGGTAATCGGCGGCTGGCTCGGGCAGTGGTCTGGCAACTGGCTGGGGCCGGGCGAGTCGGGGCTACCGTCGGGATTCATGGCGGGCAGTGCCGGTGCTGGCGTTTCGGCCAGCGGCATTGTGGCGGCGTCGGGCTGGATATCTGGCGGCGCCACCTGCCTGACAACGGCCGAGCTGCAGGCAACGCCGTCCGCATCGATGTCGGGTGCGGTGCACATCAGCATCAGTGCGTCGCTGACTTGGTCTATTGTTGTTGCCGCCAGTTTGCGTCAGACGGGAGCGGGACTAGGGTCGTTCAGGCCGTCGATGGGCATGCCGGGCGACCTGCGCGCAACCGGAGATGGCTTTGGTGCAATGCGGCCATCAATTAGCGTGGCTCGCGCAATACGCCCAACCGGTGAAGGATTCAGCGCGACGCGATCCGCTTCCGGCGTGCCGGGCGATCTACGCGCCACAGGTGCTGGGTTCAGCGATGCACGCCCACCACTCAACACCCCGAGCGCACTCCGCCCCGGCACCGGTGCGGTGCGCTTTGGGCGCAACAGGTAAATAACGGAGGTTTGATTTGACTTATCTGCAACTGCTGCAGGCGTTACACCGCGAGTCTGGCATTGCCGGCGCGGCGCCTGGCGATGTGACCGGATTGAGCGGCATTGCCGCCAAGATGGCGGACTGGCTGGCAACGGCATGGGTGGATATCCAGACGTCGCGCAAGTGGTCTTTTCTGCTGACCGAGGTGGATGTGGCGCTGACGGTTGGCCAGCGGGATTATGACGTGGTAACAGGCCTGAGCCTGCCCTATGTGCGGGAGTTTGATACCAGCTTTGCCGGTTTGCTGCAGCCGGACAATACGCCAATCGGGCCAGTCCGCTGGATGCCGTATGCCGAGTTTCGCGGCCGTTATGGCATGGCCACGCCGGAGAGCGGGCAACCTTCCAGCATGGCTCTGGTGGCCGGGTCAACGCTGCGGCTGAACACCTTGCCGGACGAGGCTTACAAGCTACGGCTGGCCTATTGGCAGGCGGCCGAAAAGCTGGTTGCCAGCACTGATACGCCGAGCCTGAACGAAGAAGAGCAAAAGATCATTGTCTGGCGGGCGCTGATGTATTACGCCGCACACGAAGGCGCGGCCGAGATTTACGGCGATGCGCAGGCCAAGTATCAGACGCTGTTTAGTGTGCTGTGTCAGCGGTATCTGCCCAACATCACCTTTGGAGCGCCGTTGGTATGACGCAGGTAACGTCGTTTGCCATGGCCGGCGGGCTGAATCTGGTTACGGCACCGGGCGCCACCAAGCCGGGCGAGTTGCTGTATGTCGAAAACTTTATCTGCAGCCAGAATGGCGGCTATCAGCGCATTGGTGGTTATGAGCGGTTTGACGGCCAGCCGGCGCCATCGGGTTCGGTGGATGCTGGCGTGATTGCGGCTCGCCGCGCAGCCATTCAGGCGGTGCCGGGAGAGGGGCCGATTCGTGGCGTGTGGGTTTACAAGGGCGTGGTCTATGCCTTCCGCAACGCCGTTGGCGGCGCATCGTGCGTGATGTGGGCATCCAGTGGCGCGGGATGGGTCAGCAAGAAAACCGGGCTGACGCCGGGCGGAACGTATCGCTTTGTCAATTGCAACTTCAAGGGCAGTGCGTCAAGCGTAATGATGTACGGATGTTCTGGCGTGCATAAGGCGTTTCAGTGGGATGGCACAACCTGGACGGACATTACCACCGGCATGGCCACGGACACCCCGCGATTTATCGAGGCGCATAAAAACTACCTGTGGCTGGGTTTTGCCAATGGCTCGCTGCAAAATTCATCGGTTGGAGATCCGACCGGGGCATGGACGCCGCGCACGGGGGCCAATGAAATTGGCCTGGGCGACGAGATCACCAATATTGTCAGTCATAAGGGCGTGCTGGTGGCCTATGCCAGCAACAGCATTCACATTTTGTCTGGTTCGGCCAACAGCGGGTCGGACGTGTGGGCGCTGAACCCATACACCCGTGACGGCGGGGCGCTGGCCGATTGCGCGCGCATTATCGGCGGCGATGTGCTGGCGTGGGATTCACCGGGCGCCACCTATCTACAGGCAGCGCAGGTGTTTGGCGATTTCGCGGCCACGTCGCTGTCCAACAAGATCAAGCCACTGGCCAACAAGATTACGCCGCTCTTTGCGCTGGTGTCGAAGCAGAGCGGAACCTATCGGCTGTTTGCGAGCGACGGGCGGGTGCTGTGCGCCACATTGGCGGGCAACGCGCTGGCCGGATGGGGGCAAATCAAGTACGACCGGACATTTACATGCGGTTGCGTGGGCGAAAATGCCAGTGGCAACGAGGTGATATTTGCCGGTGATGGCGGCGGCTATGTCTATCAGCTGGATAGCGGGCCGTCGTTTGACGGGGCGAATATTGTGGGTATTTTGCGCACGGCGTTTAACTCGCTGGGTGCGCCCACACGCAAGAAGCGCTGGCGCAGGCTGGTGCTTGAGTTGTCGGCATCGTCCGGGCCGGTAGCCTTGCGGGTGATGCCGGATTTCAATTTTGGTGATTTTGGCGGCAGCGCCACGGGCATGGATTTTGATATGTGGGCCAGTGGTGGCGGCGGGCTGTTTGACGGCGCGGACTGGGATGGCTTTGTGTTTGATGCCGGCACCGTTGGCCAGGCAAACGTCAACCTGTCTGGCGTGGCCACATCCATGGGCCTGCTGTTCAACCACATATCCGCCACTGACGCGCCCTTTGTGCTGGCGGCAGCGCATGTGCATTACGACGTATGGGGGATGCAACGTTGAGTATTTACAGCCGGCTGTATGATTTCATGGCGGGCGCAGTTGTGCGCTCGCAAGAGTTCGACGACGAATTCAATGCCATTGCTGCGGCCTCGCGCACCACGATTCGGGCGGTGGATGAGGTGGCGACAGACCTGCCAAACGCGGCAGCACGCGCCAACAGGTTGATGTCTTTCGATGCAAGCGGCCAGCCACAGGCAAGCAATAGCGTGCCTGATCCGGTTGCCGATACCGATGTGGCAAACAAACGCTGGGTGCAAACGCTGGCGCTGTCAGCAACTATTCCGGTATTACCAGGTGATAGTGGCAAGGTACTTGGCAACAACGGCTCAACGGTGCAATGGACTGCTACCGATACGCTGTTTCCGTCGATGGCCGGGAATGCAGGCAAGTTTCTGGGCACCGACGGCACCACTCGCTCTTGGATGCGCCCCGTGATTACGATCACGTTCGACAATCGCGGCGACATGCGCAGCCTGTCTGGCGTTGACCTGCAGGCGTGGGTGCTGGTGGATGGGCTGGGCGTGTTTCAGCACATGGCCAGCGTGGATGAAGGCCCGGACGATGATGAAACCGCGTTTGCCACCGCCAGCGGCTATTGGTTGCTGGTTTGCCCGAGCTGGGATGTGGTAAATGCCATGACGCTGCTGGCGGTGGATGAGGACAGCTCACGACTGGATGAGTCAGAATCGTTCGCCGCGCGCTTCCTGCAGCAGACATCGACGCAGTCGGCTTTCACGTTGGGGATCAATTCCAGCACCACCTTCACCGTCACGGTGACAGGGGCGGCTGTGGGTGCATCTGTCATAGCCACGCCGCCAACCAATCCGACGCTCAACACCATCGCGTTGTATGCCCGCGTGACGGCAACTAACACGGCCACGGTTTACATCGGCAATGCCAGTGCAGCGTCAACCGGCGGTTTCGGCGCGGGCGACTGGCAAATTACGGTAATCAACAAATAAAGGGAAACCCATGTCCATGATTAAAGCACTGCGCACGCTGGCGGCCATTGAAAACGGCACGCTCAACGCAACGACGCTCGAAACGCAAGTGGCCGGCTCGCAGGCACGCAAAGACGAAATCAGCCAGTTGCTGTCGGTCAAATCCCTGCATGAACGTATTGCCAGTTCGCGTATGGCGATGGATGCCTTGGCCGGATCGGCGACAGCGTGGGGTGAGATAATGAAACACCGCTACATCACTAACTTCATCGGGGCGTGTGTCGAAAGCGTCAACGCCAAGATGGCGCTGTTCAACAGCGATTCGGCGCTCAACTTCATCAATGCGTCGGCTGACGCAATGGCGGCCATGCGGTCGGCGAGCAAGTTTTCGATTGTCACGATGGCGGCCAACCAGACAAGCAGTGTTTCACTGGGCGGCATTGCTGGCGCCGCCAATATCCTGCTGGGCGTGAGTCACGCCGAATCAACCGCTCGCGGCTACACGTTGTCCACGCTCCGCAGCGGGTCTGCCATTAGCGCTACCGTTACAACATCAGCCACCGCAAACACGCTAGGCAAGGATTACGATATCGTCGTGCCGCTCACGTCGGCTTATTCATTCACATCCGTCACCGGGAATGTCTTCTCATCGTATTTTGGCGTTCTGCGCTGCGATGCTTAACGGGGGCCAGCCATGAAACTCGTAATCCAAGGCGACAAGATCGCCGCGCTGGTCGGGGATGACTTCCCGACGCCTGACCTGCTGGTGGACGTGCCGGATGGCTTCGATATCGGCCAGGCGCATCGTTATCGCTACGACGGCGGCAGCGGCGACATCGTGCGGCGCGTGCCGGAAAAAGTCACTGCCCGTCAGGCGGTGCAGGCGCTGATATCCGTCAACAAGCTGCATCTGGTGCAGCCGG